CACCTAAAACAATATACTGACTATGATTTATTGTAATTATGGTTGGTAACGGTGAGCGTATGAATAGTATTTAAAACGGATTTGAAAAACAAAAGTATATGAAAAATAGAAACTTGAATAATAGTGATGACTGGGCTACACCACCACAATTTTACGAAGAATTGCGGGCGGAATTTGACTTTGATTTTGACCCTTGCCCATACCAGCACGACCTTGAAAAATGGGATGGGCTACAAATAGAATGGGGTGCGAGAAATTTTATTAACCCACCTTACAGCAGGAAACTTAAAGAAGAGTTTGTACGCAAGGCAATATGTGAAGCAAAGAAAGGTAAACTTTGTGTAATGCTGATACCTGTAAGTACAAGTACAAAATTATTTCACGAGGACATATTGCCGAACCAAACAGAGATCCGCTTCATAAAAGGCAGAATAAAATTTTGTGGCGTAAATACCAAAGGCGAATATGTAAACACTAAAGCACCAATGCACGACAGTATGGTGGTGGTGTTTGACGGAAGGTAGTTTTAAATATTATTTATACGCATTGTTAGCGTGTCGTTGCTTCTTTTCTGAAAAGTGGTGACGTTCAAAGATTGCAGACCATTATTAATAATTTGCAATGCACGCTAACGGCCAGGTGTAAAAATCTTTAAAATAAAACGGGATGACAGAACAAAAGAAACAAAAAATAGCAATAGTTGGCGCACACTGTGGGAGGGCAGCAATTGAAGCATTGGTTAAAGCAATTGATAAAGACAAATTGGAAGTAATAATGATTGATGTTGACGACGTAGCAAAGCGGGAGGAAATAATTAGGGGTATGGGAACTCCACCTCCAATTCAATCAATAGAAATGTATAAAATGCCTGAATATCCAGAAACGCGTGCGGAGCGTAGGGCAAAAACTCGCAAAAAGAAACGACGGTAGTTTTATTTTATTGTTTTTACACAATGTTGTGTTTTCCGTTGCGCTTGCGGATTACACTTCATTTAAGCCTAAATTTTCAAGCGCAATGAAACACAACGGGAGCCGTGCAAACGTAGTTGCCTGATTGTGTAAGAATTTAAAAGAGAAATATATGAGTTATGCAATTAAAGTTTTAAAGGAACGCTTAGAAATGAATAAGTACATAATGAAAGTTGATCCGAGAATGAAAGATACTTATTACAAAAATAAGTTGATTAAAGAAACAGCAGATTTAGCTGACGCTATTTCTCTTTTAAAGGCTGGGAACAAGCAGGTAACTTAAAACGTGTTGATTATGCAGAGGCCGCAATTACGTTTGCATTGTGTTAAGAATTGCTACCGTAGCGGTCAGGTAGTAACGCAGTTTTAAGTTGGCACGGCTCCCGTTAAGAACAACGGTAATACCGAGAGTATCAGAATCTAATAAATTTATGATTATGAAAATTGAAAGCAATACTGCGCATCTTGATAAAGTTGAATTACAGGCTTTAGCTGCCGTAGGCGCAATGGCTTTAGGCAATAATGAACTTTCATGGTTGATATTACATAACAGAGTTTTAGTAGAAGGAAATAAATTTATTAGTGATACGAAGGGATTAACCGAAGCGCAGCGGAGGTAGTTGTTCTTAACTTGTAATTAAAGACAATAACTGTAATTAACTAATACTAAACTTATTAAAAATTAATTTGACAGAATTAATTGAATCTTATGTCAAATAATATACAGATCAACTAAAGCCTCATGACACCTTTTCAATGCCTTAACATCTTCCAAAGCATTATGAGCCGGAAAGCTTTCTTCGAATAGTTTGAAGTATAATTCTTCGAGTGTTGGGAATTTTGCCCCTCCATTATCCTTTTTAGCTCCTACATACTTAATTGTTTTCATCATAGTATCTATTCGCTTGGATTTATCGATTGATTCTTCTAAATAGGTGTAGAAGTTACTTTCAATACCAAATTCACGGATAGTGTTTGCTTTGATGATTGAAGTATCAAAATAAATGTTGTGAGCTACTACTTTTGAAGCCTGGTCGCAATGAAATGCAAACTTTTCAATGACCTTTTTGAATGATTGTCCTTCGGTTAGGGCTTTTTCAGTTGTTATTCCATGTATTTCGGTGGATTGTTCGGGGATGGTCCATCCTTTTGGCTTGATAATAAAGTCATAAAATTGACCGTCAAACCACCATGAAAGTTGAACAATGTGAGGAAATTGGTCATAATCTGTGTTATATCTGGCTCCTTTTGGGGGTAATCCTGTCGTCTCTGTATCAAAATATAGGTATTTCATAATCTAACCGTTTTTCTCGCCTAAATCGGCTGTTTGTATTAATATTATTCTTATAAATTCTTCATCAAAGTCATATTCATGCCGTATTACAACATAAAGGAAACCTCCAATGGTTACGAATGAGTTGACTGCCGGAAGATGGTCAATATCTGTCAAAACTTTGTCATTGACCATCAATACTTTCTTCATTTCTTTAGTTTTAAGATTGATTCTTTGTCAATATATGGTATTGACTCTGCATATTTACCTTCAATTTTAATAATAGCCTCTGCATTTTCAGCAGCATCTTCCAATGCCTGATTATATGCTTCATTTTGTACTGATTCAATAAATGCCATAATTGCAGTTTTTGAACCAACTAAATTTGTTAATAATTCAATAAATGAATTATATATTTCTTTTTTTGATTTCATTGATTATGTATTAATTTGATAATGTATGTAAATACATTAATCTTTCAACTGTTTGTTGAAGTACAGCATCAAATATAAATAGACTATAATATCTTGCAAATTCATAGTCAGTCATTAATATTGAGTTAATAAAAAATGAAGAATGAGATTCTGCATAAGAATATATTAACCTATAATCCGTTGTTATTTCAATATTATTCATTTTATATGTTAGGAGTAATTAAAGCCCAATTCTTATTTTTTTAGGATCTATCCTTTTCTTGTTTATTGGTAATCCAAAAATAGGTCTAAATATTTTATGTAATAAATTGGGCTTAAAACTCTGTTCAAAACAATTGCCATAAATCATTAAATCCAATTTCAATCTATCTGAATAACTACGCCTAACAAAATGTATATTCCAAAAGCGTTTTAGTGCATTGCGTAGTTTAGTTGTATCTATTAACTGTTTCATAATTTGATATTTAAGTTGTTATTAATCGCTTTCGATAACATATATAAACCGTTATGATTAAAATAATTCCTGCTGAATGCTCCAATCGGTAGCTAAATCCTTTTTAAATGTTTCTCTCATCATACAAATGCCCTTTTCATTGACAATTGTATTAAGTATTTCGGTTGCTACCTTATTATTAACTGCATCGTAATTATAAAGTGTTTGAGCTGCAAATATTGGGCAAGATTCCTGTCCGTATTTACATTTTGAACATTGATCGTCAAAGATTTCCCCTTCGGTACTATTTGAAAAATAAGCCATGATTCTTAGCTAAAAACAAAGTTTGATTATTAATTAATAACAAATGTAGTAAAAATAATTAATTAATTACTATATTTGGTGAAGAAAATTAAACTTGTGAATACTTTCTTTATTGGTATATGAACTGAATTTATGAACGGCAAATTTGCCACAAAACTTAATAAAATGAAACAATTTATTGAATGCCCGGAATGTGGAAATGTTCAACTCATTGAGCAATATCAACAATTGTACTGCGAAAACTGTCTGAAAGTTTTCTTTTACGATGAACTTAATACACTCCGTGCCATCTCCATCCGTCAGCCGTGGGCGTTATTAATTGTGAACGGTTACAAGGATATTGAGAACCGTAACAATCTAAAGAACTTTACAGGTAAGTTTCTTATTCATGCAAGTCAAAAATTTGATTTCGGGTGGTGTGAAATTATATCACGGAATACGCCTGAAACAGGAGCTGCATTTAAGGCTATGCCAGCGCATCTTACCGAAAAAGACTCTTTCGGTAAAGGTTATGAGTACGGTGGTATAATTGGTTATGCTACAATAACAGGCTTTGTAACTGAATCATATTCTCCGTGGTTTGTTGGAAAATACGGACTTTTAATAAAAGACGCTCACCCGCTACCATTCACACCATGCAAAGGCAAACTATCATTCTTTAAACCTGAAATAGAATAACATTTGAAATTTATGAAAATACAATTAATGCTTAAAAATTATATTTTTGAAGAATGACCATCAAAAAAGAAATATCATTTGATAAAAACCCAATGCAGGAACCTGCATTATCTATGATGCTGAATCATAAATTTTCATTATTATATGGTGGCGGAAGAGCAGGCAAAACTTTTATTATTTTATTTCTTATTCTTATAAGAGCAACAAAGAGAAAATCAAGACATGCGATTCTTAGATTTCGCCTTTCACATCTTGAGCAATCAATAATACATGATACTTTCCCAAAAGTTGCTGAATTAATGGGAATTAAATATAAGATCAACAGCCAAAAATACTTTATTTCGCTTTCTAATGGGTCGGAAATTTGGTACGGTGGACTTGATGACAAGGAACGTGTAGATAAGATACTTGGAAATGAATACAACACAATATTTCTAAATGAAGCCTCACAAATAAGTTATCATGCTTATACAACTGTATTAACAAGACTTTCCCAAAGAGTTGTAAAAACCGATAAGGATGGAAAACCTTTAATCGGAGATGACGGAGAAGAAGAAACGGTTGAAAACAGGATGATTATTGATGAAAACCCACCTTCAAAAGCACATTGGACATATAAATTATTTTTTGATAAGATAGAACCAAAAGAGGGGACATTAGTTAAAAATCCAGATAAATACGGGGTAATAAAAATGAATCCAGAACATAATCTTCATTATATAGGAAAAGATTATATGGAAACATTGGATAATATGCCTAAAGATTATCGGAGAAGATTCAAGGATGGTGATTTTGCTGATATTATTCTTGGTTCGCTATTTACAGAAAAGAATATAGCCAAAAACAGGATAAATCGAAAAGATTTGCCTGAGTTAAAAGAAACAGTAATAGGTGTCGATCCAGGAGTATCTTCAGAAGAAGGTGCTGATGAGACAGGTATTATTGTTGTTGGAAAAGGATATGATGGAAGAGGATATATACTGGACGATCAAAGTGATGTTTATACTCCTAAGCAATGGGCTGATAAGGTTTGTGAACTTTATATTCAATATAATTGCACATGGGTGATTGCAGAAAAGAATCAGGGCGGAGAAATGGTTTCCCATACAATTCATACAGCAAATGAAAATATTCCAGTCAAACTTGAACACGCAAAAGACGGTAAAAGGCTAAGGGCATCGCCAGCGTCAGCATTATATGAAAAGAATAAAATAAGTCATGTCGGTGGATTTCCTGATCTTGAAGAAGAAATGACAATATTTACCGGAAGTAAAAATGAAGATTCTCCAAATAGACTTGATGCTCTTGTTTATGGAGTTAATTATTTGTTCCCGGTAGGAGTTAATGCTGAATCGGAAATATTTCACCGTGATAACCTTCATTATTTCAAAGAATACAATTTCGAAGATGGAAAGGACTTGCTTTATATCAAAATAACATCTATTTCAAACAGAAATGGATTCTGGTATAATTTCACAGGTTTATTTGTGACCATCAAAGACAAAAAAGGATTTATCCGTGATGTAATATTCAATGAGATAATGCCATTTGACAATATAGAATCGGTAAATAATAAAATAAAGGACTATAATATCGGGACTATTTTTGTCGAATGCGATAAGTCATTCTTATCATTTGGAACAGAATTAAGGCTTAAAACGCAAAAAAGAATCTGGCAGATAAAAGAATTTACCAAGGAAGATAACCGGGTATTAAGCGAAACAGGATTTATCAGGGATAAAATAATTTTTCAAAAAGATATTGACAATATTTCATATAAGAATTTCATGCAACAGCTTCATTCTTATACTAATCTTAGTGAAGAAAATGAATCTTTTGCATCCTCAATTCTGGCAAGTTTGGCCTATGCCATTAAGAAAGCATACAATAATTTGATTTGACATTCACTAATAGGTTAAAATCTTTAATTTTAAGAATTTGTTTTAATCGAATATTTTTTTATAATTTCGTGTTAACATAGTTGTGGTTATGAATCTAAGAACCGAAGAGATTATTCTGAAAAGAGAATCTTATGATAGTTTGATGCAGAAAGCAAGTTTCTACGATGCGTATGTAGCAGGGAAACTTGCATTTGCTGATGAAAAAATACAAAAAGACAAACTTACATTATGGACGGAAGAAAATGCAGTGATCGAAATAGAGAAATACTATAAGACGCTTTTTGAAGATTATAAAAACAGAGTCAGAGGAAGATTTACACTTAGATTCTGGCGATGGAAATTAATACTTACCCGTAAATGACCGATGTAACCAAAATAAGACAGAATATTTTACGTTTAAAGGCGGCCACATCGGTACCAATATCAGAGAAAACTGTTGTCCCCGTTTCTTATTCAAAACGAGGATGGAATATATCTTCTATTGATAGCAAAAATCTTGAAAAAGAATATTATCAAAACCCCGTTTTACACGCGATAATAAATACAAAAGCTTCGCTTGAATCTAATGCTAAAATATTTATCCGTAATATTAAAAATAAAGAGATAATAAGCTTAGATAGGTTTCAATACAACAGCACCAAAGATCAAGTTGTAAAGAAAATGTTTAGGCTAATAAATAACCCAAATCCACTTCAATCGAGAAAAGAGTTTTTTGCATTAAATTCAATTTTTAAAGATGTATTTGGCAATGCATTTTTCTATGCAAATTCAGCAAATAATATAAATGTTATGGATGTTGAGTTTCTTTGGAATGTATGGCCTCAATTTATGACTCCTAAGACAACTGGAAAATATTTTGATCAAATTGATATTAATGGAATTTTAAAACAATGGGATTGGTCTTGGAATGGATATTCTAAAAAATTCTCATCTGAAGAAATACTTCACAGGAAAGAACCAAATTTAACACTTCGAAACAATGATGATTTAGTTCTTGGAAAATCTAAGCAAGTATCGCTTCAGTTGCCACTTAATAATATCATAATCGCATACGTCAGCAGAAATGAAATCGCTACCAACAAGGGTATGATGGGCATAATCTCATCTAACCGAACTGATGGTAATATGGGAAGTATAATACTTGAAGACGATGAAAAAACAGAAGTACAGAACGATCTTTCAGGATATGGAATTTTGCCCGGACAACAAAAGTGGCTTGTAACCAAGCACAATATAAAATACCAGGCAATAGATCAGGACGTTCGTAAACTTGGGCTTTTGAATGAAATTGTTTCTGACACTAAAATTGTATGCCACGAATACGGGCTTCATCCTTTATTAATTCAGATGGAACAACGAGGTGCTACCTTTGAAAATCAAAAAATTGCCGAACGTAGTTCATATCAGAATACTATTATTCCAGAATTTGAGGATAAGATTGAAGATTTAAATGTGTGGCTTAAAACAAGAGATTATGGTTGGGAATATGTGTCAAGCTACAAACACATTCCTTCTGCACAAATTGACGAAAAAGAACGTTCTGAAACAGTTAAAAACTTAAATACAGTATATAAAGATCAATTTTTAGCAGGTAAAATAACATATAATGAATGGGCTATTGGGTTAGGAGAAGAAAAAAGCGATAATACATGGGGAGATAAAAGAATATTTGATATGACACTTGAAGAAATTCAAAAGATCAAAGGTAACTTTTCAATAAACGATAGTCTTGAAAAAACAAATGTGCAATGAAGTTAAAAGAAGAAAATAAAAAGTATTCTAAAAAAGAATTGCTTGATAATAAAAAGAAAAAAATTCTTGACAATAATAACGAAATATTAAAAAGTCATGTATTGCAAGGAACTAGACAGGGAATTTAGTACCCAAATAGAAATGCTAAAACAAATTAAGTTGAATAAAGACAAAATAATTCAACTTAAGAAAGCTGCAATTAAAACAAAGGACTGTTCTTTTGGATTTAAAGATAAATCCGAAGCATCAAAGCAGGACAACGATATCCGTAAAATAGAATTTGGAGATCCTGTGAAAGTTGCCATGAATACAGCTTACTACGTAGATTATGATTTAGACATGGGAATAGAAGGAACATGGAAGCGTTCTGTTGATCAACAAAACGGAAAAACATTTCATGTTGTAAATCATGATTTAAAAGTTGGCAGCGTTGTTGCATATCCTAAAGATGTAACTGTAACGCTTGAAAAAGTGATGTGGTCTGATTTAGGTAAGAATTATTCTGGGTTTACTGAGGTATTGATATTTACTTCAACGATGAGTGAGAAAACTCAGAAAGATGCCTTTATGGCATACCGAGACGGAGACCCAGTTCAGCATTCTATTAGGTTAAGATACATACAACTGGAACTCGCTATGAATAGTCTTGATCCTGGCGACAAAGAAGAAAAGGCAATTTGGGATAAATATTACCCAATGGCAGTAAACAAAGAAGTTCCTAACGAATATGGATATTTCTGGGTAATGAAAGAAAGTCAGGTTTACAAGGAGGGAAGTACTGTATTGTTAGGAGCAAATGAAATTACACCTCAATTAAAAGATATAAACGGCACTCACGATAATGACCCGTCAAAAGACACTCATCAAAGCGACCCGCCGGAATCTGAGAAAACAAGAGAATTTTATTTAAATTATTTAAAGTAATCAAAATGGAAAAAATTTGGTTTAAAGACGGCAAATTTACGGTTTTAATTGAAGATCAAATCAAAAGTTTATCAACCGAACAGTTAGCCGTTTACGCAAATGACAAAAACTCAAATCTAATTGATAAAGCAATCAATGATTTTGAAGCAAAGGTTGACGAAAAAATGAAGTCATTCCTTACTGCCGATGAACTGAAAAAAGTGAAAGACGATTTCGCCGAGTCTCTGAAAAACATGAACGATAAATCATTGAAAGATTATGTTGATGTTATAGAAAACTTGAAAAAAGAGGTAAAAGACGTTAAGGACGTAGCCGATGAAGTAAAAGAAATTGCTAAGAAGCAAGGACTTGAACTTAAATCAATGAAGGAAAATCGGATTCCTGATGTGCGCCGCAAATTATCTCGCAAAGAACAGCTAAGTGCTCTTATTGTAGCCGGACTTAATTCTACTGAATTTAAATCATTCGAAGGTCGTGGTTTTACAGGAGCATCTAACAAAATGTTTTTAGACCAAGACGGTGAAAGCATAGAACTTAAAGACACTACAACTAAGGCTACCGTTGACACGTCTAGTCATACCGGAACTGTTCTTATCTCTGAAGTATCTGAAGTTGTTCGCGATGATGCACCTACCAGAATGTCTCACGTTAGGGATATTATTAATGTAGGTATGACTGATCAGGCTCAAATTGTAGCCGGTCAAGTTTATGACTTTACAGATGCGCTTACGTTAGGTGCAGTAATGCTTGCAGAAAATGGTGAAGCTCCTGAAAGTGTGTTTAAATCAAAAGAAAACACATGGGGACTTAAACGTATTGCAAATTCAATGCGTATCTCAAAACGTGAAATTAAAACAAACGGATTGCAATGGGTAATTGACAAAGTTTTAGCAAAATTGCCTGATGCAACTTTGTTCGTTGAGGATGTTCAGTTGTTATTTGGAGATGGTGCCGGAAATAATGTTAAAGGATTGGCAAACGATGCGCAGGCTTTCAATCTTGCTCCTAACACATATTCAGCAGCCGATATTGCAAGTGTAGCCACTTATAATGGTGGAACACAAGCATTAATTACGTTTGCTGCTGCGCATGGAATTAAAAACGGAGATAATCTCACAATTGCCAATGCAACAGAGACGAGTTATAATGCAACTCATGTAGCTGTTGAAGTAATAAATACAACTCAGGTTGTTATTGATCTGACCTATGTTGCAGAAGCAGATACAAGCGCATGGACTGGTTCTTCTACTTCTCCGTTCTATCATGCCATTGATAGTGCTCAGGAATATGACGTATTGGCTGTTGCTGATGCTAACATGGAAGCTGGAGAATACAAAGTAACCGGACACGTTATTCACCCATCACAGGCAACTCAAATGGGACTTCTTAAGGCTACCGATGGAAATTACCTAAACATTGCTAAAGATGCCAATGGTAAAATTACCGGAGTTAACGGGAAACCCGTAGTAACTACCACAGCGATGCCTTATGGCAAATTTATTAGTGGTGATTTCTCTCGAAATGGAGCTGAATTGAAGGAATTTACTCCACTTAATATCCAATTTGTCGAAGATGTGACAACCGTTAAGAAAAATGAAATTGTTGTTGTAATTGAAGAAGAAATTATCTTCCCGATTTACAACCCTTATTGGTTCACTTTCGGCAAATTTGCAACCGCTAAAACTCAACTTGAAACTCCTTAATAAATGATCCTATTAATTAAAGGCAATAGCAAAAAGGTACTTCAAATTGCAAAGGAATTAAAAACCAGATGCAAAAGAGACAATCTTTCTATGAATCTTGAAGAAGAATTCAAGAAGATTGAACCCAAAGAGGCTACTGTCAATGTAGAAATTAAAGAGAAATTAAAGGAAGTTGCGAATGAACCTGTAAAAAAAGTAGGAAGGCCAAAGGCTAAAAAATGAGCTTCACAGACTATACATATTATGTAAGAGATATTAACGTTCCGGTAAATGTAAATGATTCCAGTACAGATGCTGAAAAACAGCGTGACGGGAATTATGTACGACTTAATGACTCTATTAACCGTTACGAAAACGATGTTTTAAAGAGTTTATTAGGTTATGCACTTTGGAAAGAATTTACCGATGCTTATGCAGCATCTATACTTGAAGTTGATGCGGTTGCATTGCCAACAAAATGGAGTAACTTCTTAAATGGTGCAGAGTTTTCTTTTGAATTGAATGGTCAAACTATTTCAACGAAATGGAATGGCTTAATAAATTCAGATAAAATATCTCTTATCGCTAATTACGTTTATTTCTATCATAGATTGTATAGTCAAACTTCCAATTCAGGTATTGGTGAAACAAAAGCAAAGGGTGAAAATTCAGTTATTGCGGATGGGAGTTATAAAATGGTATCAGCTTGGAATAAAATGGTGAATTTATATGGTGAAATTCCCTATGAAACCATAAAAATAAAATCGTTCTTGGATGTAGATAACTATGTTCATT